AAACACAGTATCTACTGTTAATGTTACTGCTAGTGCTACCGTACAAGGTTTAGATGTTAAGGCAACTAGCTTAACAAGCGGTCGTGTAACACTTGCTGGCGCAAGTGGTTTACTAGTAGACGATGCAGATTTAACATTTGATGGTACAACTGATACACTATCTACAGTTAATGTAACAGCAAGCGGTACTGTGCAGGGTCTAGATGTCAAAGCAACAAGTCTAACAAGTGGTCGTGTTGTACTAGCTGGTACAGGTGGTCAACTAGTTGATGATGCTGATATGACATACGACAGCACAACTAATACATTGACAATTCCAAATGTTGATGCAACCGATGTTTCTGTAAGCAGCTTAACACAAGGTCGCATTGTACTAGCTGGTGCTAGCGGTGCATTAGTTGATGATGGTGGTTTAACATACAACAGCACAACTGATACATTGACAACTACAACAGTAATTGCTGACCTAACAGGTAATGTAACAGGTAATGTAACTGGTAACTTAACAGGTAATGTAACTGGTAATGTAACTGGTGACTTAACTGGTGATGTAAAAGCAGCCAATGGTACAACAGTACTAGATGCCGGTACTAACGGTGGCGATGCTACATTTACTGGTAATGTTACTGGCCAAGTTAGCGATATTAGCAATCACACATTAGATGATGTTGGCGATGTTGATTTAACTGGCATTCAAGACCAAGACACAATCCGTTGGGACGCTGCTTCACAAACTTGGGTTCCAAGTATCAGCGGTGGTTTCCAAATGCGTCGTCAACGCTTTACTGCTAACGGATCAAGTCCAAGCTTCACATTGACCAATGCTCCAGCTGGACGTGATTTCCTAATTGTTACAGTATCCGGTGTTCCACAGGGTGGTGATACATTCAGTGTAAGTGGTACAACATTAACATTAGGTGGTACTCCACAAAACGGTGAAATTGTTGAAGTTATTGACTTCTCCACAGGCGTGTTTAGTCCAGCACCTAACAGTACAGACGACATTGCTGAAGGTAGTTCAAACTTCTACTACAGTGACACTCGTGTTAAGACATTAATGGGTAATGGTACACTAAATAGTAACATTATTCCTGCTGCTGACATTACATTTGACTTAGGTAGTGCTAGCAAGCGTTGGAGAGACTTGTATCTAAGTGGAAACACAATTTACTTAGGTGCAGCACAAATCAAGTACGACAGTGTTGCCGCAGCTATCAAATTCGTTGACAGCTCAGGTAACCCAATCGCAGTTGATTTAGGTACAACATTAGATCCTGATATTCAAATTGACGGAGGCACTTTCTAATTGGGCGACAAGGGGGAAACCCCTTGTCCTGACCCGCAGGGCGTTAACTGAGTTAACCTGACCCACATAAAGGAAAAAAAATGGCAAATACAATTTTACACAAGCGCAGCAGTACACCTGGCGCAACACCTACCGCAGCACAGCTAGCACTAGGTGAATTAGCACTTAATACCGCAGACGGTAAAGTCTTCATGGAAAAAGGCGATGGTACTGTATACGAAGTTAGCTATCGTGACGCAAGAGTTGACGCTCACTTAAGCGGCGGCACAGGTATTACATATAGTAGCGGTACTATTGCTATTGATACAGCTACCGTTGTTACATTAACTGGTACACAAACACTAACAAATAAGACACTTACAAGCCCTACATTAACAACTCCAGATTTAGGTACTCCAAGTGCTGCAACTTTAACTAATGCTACTGGTCTTCCAGTAAGTACTGGTATTAGCGGTTTAGGTACAGGTGTTGCTACATTCTTAGCTACTCCAAGTAGTGCCAACTTAGCAGCCGCAGTAACAGACGAAACCGGTAGTGGTGCTTTAGTATTTGCCACAAGTCCAACTCTAGTAACTCCAACATTGGGTGTTGCCAGTGCTACAAGTTTAACAACTAGTGGTGCAGTTACAGTTGGTACAAACTTAACAGTTACTGGTAATTTAACAGTTAACGGTACAACTACAACTATCAACTCTACAGCAGTTAGCGTCGATGACATTAATGTTATTTTAGGTGACACAGCTAGCCCAAGTGATGCCACAGCAGACAGCGGTGGTATTACACTAAAAGGTACAACTGACAAGACTTTCAGCTGGTCCAATACCAGTGCAGCTTGGACATCAAGTGAGCACATAGATCTTGCCAGTGGTAAGGCTTTTTATATCGGTGGTGCCAGTGTATTGAATGCTACAACATTAGGTTCTAGTGTTACAGGTTCTAGTCTAACAAGTGTTGGTACAATTGGTACTGGTACTTGGCAAGGTACTGTAGTTGGTCCAACATACGGCGGTACTGGTGTTAATAACGGCAGCAGAACAATTACTCTTGGTGGTAACTTAACAACAGCTGGCGCATTTACAACCAGCGGCGCTTTTGCTACAACCTTAACATCTACAGCAGCAACAAATGTAACATTACCAACAACTGGTACACTAGCAACTCTTGCTGGTTCTGAGACATTAACTAACAAAACAATCGCTGCCGGCTCAAATACAATTAGTGGATTAACTAATGCAAACCTAAGCGGCACAGCAGGTATTACTAATGCTAATTTAGCTAACAGTAGTATTACAATTAACGGTAACTCTGTAAGCCTAGGTGGAAGCACAACTATTACAGCTAACCTAACAAATGCTCTAACAGCTAGTACAGGTTTACAATTAAATACTGGTACAACATTTGACGGTAGTGCTGCTAGAACACTTAGCATTGACAGCACTGTTGCTACACTAACAGGTAGCCAGACACTAACAAATAAGACAATTGCTTTAGGCAGCAACACAGTAAGCGGCACAATTGCTCAGTTTAACTCAGCAGTTACAGACGCTGATTTTGCTACACTTGCTGGCAGCGAAACTTTAACAAACAAGACATTAACAGCTCCAAATGTAACAGGTCTACAAATTCGCGATGCAAGCATTGTATTTGAAGGTGCCACAGATGATGGTTTCGAAACTACTCTAACAGTAACAGATCCAACAGCAGACCGTACAATTACTTTACCAAATGTAGACGGTACAGTAGTTACAACAGGCGATACTGGTAGCGTTACTAACACAATGTTAGCTGGCAGTATCGCTAATAACAAGCTAGCCAACAGCACAATTTCAGGTGTAGCATTAGGTTCTAATTTAAATGCTCTAACAATTGGCACAGGTTTAAGTGGTACAAGTTATAATGGTAGCAGTGGGGTTACTATTGCTATTGATAGCACAGTTGCTACATTAACTGGTAGTCAAACTCTTACAAACAAGACTTTCACTACTCCAACAATTACAAGCCCAACAGTAACTGGATTAATCATTAATGATGCTAGCATCATATTTGAAGGTGCAACAGCTGATGCATTTGAAACAACCTTAACTGTAACAGATCCAACAGCAGACCGTACAATCACATTACCAGATGCTACAACAACATTAGTTGGTACTGATACAACACAGACGCTAACTAATAAAACCCTAGGTGCAACTACTATCAGTGGCCACTTAATTCCAAGTGCAAACATCACTTATGACTTAGGTAGTTCTGCAAATAGATTCCGTGACTTATATCTAAGCGGCAGCACTATTCAACTAGGAAGTGCAACACTTAGTTCTAGTGGATCAAGTGTTACAATTGGTGCTATTGATAATACACCAATTGGAGCTACAACTGCTAGCACTGGTGCATTTACAACTTTAAGTGCTAGCAGTAATGCATCAGTTGGTGGTAACTTAACAGTTACTGGTAATTTAACAATTAACGGTACAACAACTACAATTAACTCTACAACAATTGCTGTTGATGATAAGAACATTGTCTTAGGCGATGTTGCTACTCCAACTGATACCACAGCAGACGGCGGCGGCATTACACTAAAAGGTGCTACTGACAAGACCTTTAACTGGGTTGATGCCACAGATGCTTGGACCAGCAGCGAACATTTAAACCTAGCTTCTGGTAAGGCATTCTATATCAACGGTACTAGCGTACTAAGTGGCTCTACACTAGGTTCTGGTGTAACAGCATCCAGCTTAACTAGTGTCGGTACAATTAGTTCTGGTACATGGCAAGGCACAGCTATTGCTAATGCGTATCTAGCAAATAGTAGCGTGACTGTTACTGCAGGTACCGGTTTAAGCGGTGGCGGCGCAGTATCTCTAGGCGGTAGTGTAACACTAAGCAACGCAGGTGTTACAAGTGCTGTAGCTGGCACCGGTGTTAGCGTATCTGGCGCAACTGGTGCTGTAACATTCAGTATTGGACAAGCAGTTGCAACAAGCAGCAACGTTCAGTTTAACAGCTTGGGTGTTGGTACAGCAGGTTCTGGCACAGCTGGTCAAATTCGTGCTACAAACGAAATTACAGCTTATTACTCCGACAAGCGTCTAAAGGAAAACATCAAGCCAATTGAAAATGCTCTTGCTAAGACATTACAATTACACGGTGTTACTTACAACGCTAACGAAGTTGCTGAAAGCTTTGGTTATACCAACAAAGAAACACAAGTTGGTCTATTAGCTCAAGATGTTCAAGCAGTTCTTCCGGAAGTTGTTGTTCCTGCTCCGTTCGACATTACAGTCAAAGATGGCAAGGAAGTCAGCAAGTCTGGCGAAGACTACATGACAGTTAAGTATGAAAAGATTGTTGCTCTACTAGTGGAAGCAATCAAGGAACTTAACGACAAGGTAGAAAGCCTAGAAGCACAACTTGGCGGATCTAAAACACTATAATTATTAACAATAATTACAACTTAGAAAGGACCGAACAGGTCCTTTCTTTTTGATAAATATTTGTAATATTGGATTAATAAATGGCCTTAACTAGATTAAATGTAAATTCCATTGGTACCGGGGCAGTTGCAGCAGATGAGCTAGCATCCACTGGTGTTTCTGCCGGAACCTACGGAAATAGCACAAATATAGCCAGCTTTACTGTGGACGATGATGGCAGACTAAGTTCTGCCAGTAATATTAGTATTGCCAATCTAAGTATAACAACTTTAACTACTAGTGGTAATGCTGTCATCGGCGGAAATTTGACCGTAAATGGTACAGTTACTAGCATAGCTACAGAAACCATTAGTTTAGCCGATAACATAATAACACTAAACAGTAATGCTACCGGAACTGCTAGTGAAAATGCCGGCGTTGAAATTGAACGGGGCGATGATAGTAATGTTTATTTAAGATGGAACGAAACAACTGATGTTTGGGAATTAACTACAAACGGTACTAATTATTATACAATACTAACAGCAAATAGTACATTGGATCCAACAAAAATTAGCCCTGCTATAACTAGTTTGGGAACAGTAACATCGGGTACTTGGCAAGCAACTAATATCGGGATACCCTACGGCGGCACAGGAGCTAGTACTGCCGCCGCCGCTAGAACGAATTTAGGAATAGATGATATGACAGTTGACGGCGGCACTTTTTAAAAAAAATGATAAATAAAAGAGTTGAGTTAGGAGAAAGTTATGCCATTATTGCCAGCTACGGGATCAGAGATGACTATGGGCACAGTTTACAAAGCCTATACAAATACTACACCCACTACGGGGTCAAATGTATCATTAAGTGCTACATTAGGTCCTTTAAAAGGTGTATCTGCGGGGACTCAAATCAGTATGAGTTCAACATTCGGCGGTGCAACTACTCCATATACATTCTAATAAATTAGTATTAGAAATATTAACATAAATACCCTAACATGTTAGGGTATTTTTTATGATTAACGAACTACAACTACAAGAAATTATTAATTCTTGTCCTTACACAACCGAGTTTGGAAAATTTGAACAAGAAAATTTTTTATCCCCGTCGACTCCGGGGTATCCTCGATATGTTATCGGATTAATTAATCGTTATAGAAAAATCGAAAGTGATTTTGAGCACGAAACTAGAAACTTTGAAAAAAGTGTCTTAATAGAAGAAAAGCAACAAATCGAAGAAATATTAACAAATCAGGATCCTGAAAAATTAAAAAATGCTATAGCAAACTGGCAGAAAGTTGAAACTGATTATTGGGTCGACACCTTAGGCAAAATTGCTGCAATAGAAATTCTTACCCATGGAAAAGTCACATACGAAACCATGATGAAGCTGGCCAAGCTGCCCGAAGATATGTATATTAAATCTACACAAATCTGTGTAAGGTTAGCAAACAAAATTAAAGAAACTACAGTAACGGCCGAAGAATCCATTGGTGTACTCGGGCAAGAAGCTACAACATTAAAGATTGATACAGCAGTGCCGAAAAAATTATTCTTGAAAAAAACTAAATGACAGTTCGACTGGCAATTTGCATTCCTACTAGAGAACAAATGCACAGTCGATGTGCATTTAGTCTTTACAATTTAGCACAATTTTTGTCCGAACAAGGCATCGAGCATCGTCTATTTTTAAGTCCGGGTACATTAATTGCCAATCAAAGGCACGAACTAGTAAAATGTTCTCAGGAGTGGTCAGCAACTCATGTCATGTTTATTGACAGTGATATAGTCTTTGAGCCGCAACATGTTATAGATTTATTAGAATTTGAAGAATTAATTGTTGGCGCAGCATATAGTAAAAGAATAGAACCGATTGTCACTACAGCATGGCACGAAATAGGCAATTGGCAAACCCATGTAAAGTTATTAGAGCAGACTGAAAGCCATATTCAAGTTGAAGCAATGGCATTAGGATTTTGTTTGATTGATATATCAGTTTTTGATTATTTAGAACTGCCTTGGTTTATATTAGGGTTTAATAATGGCGAATATACTGGCGAGGATATTGAATTTTTTAGAAAATGTCTAGATGCCAACATACCAGTTTGGTTGGATATAAAAACTAGTTTAGAAATTGGACATTTAGGTATTAAAGAGTTCCGGAACGCAGACGATATTGAAGTAGGCTTTGCCACTTAGCATTCCATCTAGTCAGTCTAATAATATTAGCATTGGCACTAATTATATTAGTATTATCGGAAAAGTATCTTTGTACTGTTAGATCTTTTTCAGTGCATTCTATTAAAACATTTAATGTACAGTCTCTTTCACTAAAGAGAACTTTAACTAACGGATGATCTAGCTGTTCTGTGTTTAGTAAATGTTGAACTTGAAGATACCATCTTTCTACATAACAAGTCTCTGGCTTAAATAGGCTATTTAACAAGGGATTGTTAAGTCTAACGTCCCAGCAATAATATAAATCTAGCGATCTTGCTACCTTAAGGGGTTGATCCTTTTTGGGAAATGGAATTATCTCTGCCATTTTTCTTGTCAATCCAATTGTAAAAATTCTTGAACTTTTTAATTAATCTGCTAGATCCAATCATCCTTCTTGTTTTAGGATGTAGTGGACCAGGCAAATTATCTATGTCTGTCCACGAATAACCGCTATTTTCGTCATTTAGTGTAGGTACAAACTCCTTATTAACCAGTACAATAAATGTGTCATAGATGAAGTCTTCACTTCGACTTTGATATCTATGCAGCGGCAGTATTTTTTTAATTTTTGTTAATTGTAATTCTTCTTCTAACTCTCTGGTAAGGGCATCGATAGAATTTTCATTTGCTTCTACTTTGCCACCGGCAAATGTCCAAGTATTAGGATGACTTTCTTTGGGTGATCGTAGTACAGTCATTACAAGGCCCGAAGCTTCGCTAACAATAATCGCTCCTACACCTTTAAACTGTTTCACAGATATAATCTCCACCATCCATTTTGATAAGTGCCTTCGACTGCACTAATCCATTGCCCATTACGCCATTCATATAAAAAGTTATTAGTACTATTTAATACAATGGCATTACTATTGCTGGCAGCAGAGAAGCTTACGATCCAAGCAGTGCCGTTATATTGTATAATGTCATTGGCTTTTGCGTTAGTAATACCCCAGGCCGGTATTTGCGGTACATCGGCGACTATTAAATAGCGTTGACCTGTTGCAGCGGCCGGCAATACTCCTCCGGGATATACTTTCGAAGGATTGATAATAGCATTAATTGCCGGCAGCGTAGTGTTTGGTAGACTGTCAGAATCAACTGTAATATAAGCTATATTAGATTTATTTGGATCACTATCTAAGCCATCAATTGTAGCTACTATGTCCGCCGATGCATCGTCGGGTTCATAGCCTCTTCTCAGTCTTAAATTACTAATTCCAAATCTTATCTCGCCGTAAGGCTTTAAAGTGGTTTCCCAACTTAGTAAATTGCCTTGATCGTCATATCCGCTACCACTCTTACTTAATAGCACAGCTTGGTTGCCGGATATTTGTACCTGAAGTTTTAAATTTTCAAAGGTTACAATGACCCATTGCTTGTTTGGCAATGGATCACTAGGCACCCAGTCTAGCTGATCATCGACATTCTTTTTCTTTATTTCAGTTAGAATGGTGTGAATTAGGGTTTGTCGTTTAACCTTAGCTGGAGGATTAATCAATATGGGCAGTGTAAAATTTAATGCTGCAACATCAATAATATCGTCGGTACCTTGAGGAACTTGACGAACACTCCATACGACATTGACTAACTCGGTATAAGTTAAATTGCTCCAATCAAACGGATTGTCGTTGGTCTTTAAATTAATACTAGGATTAAACAAAACTAATAACTGTTCCAATAATTGTAATTTTTGATCTGTATTACTGGTCCATATATCTACCTGTACAGTTAAGTCATAAGGTACTGGCATGTATTTTTCAACGGTATAAGTATTACCAATTTCACCGTCAATATACTGACCGGTCTCTGCGTCAAACTTTTTTTCGTATACTCGAGTTTTGTCAACATGTGTCGGATTAAGTCTGCGCTCGGAACTTATTTGTAAATCAGTTACATAGCAGCTAATAAAAGGCACAGTGTTAATAGCGTTCTCACTTTGATTTTTCATAATGTGAGCAGCCATTCTATTGATGTCGCCATAACGAACCGGAACTTGAATGTATTCTTCGGCGCCGTTTTTGTCTTTGCCAGTTTTAACAGTAAACCCGCCAAGGATACGCATAAACTGAGTCAGATAGCGTCTAATTTGTTCGTCGTAAAAATAATTCATAATTAATAATCAGTTTTTGGTCTAACAACTTGGCTCAATGCTTGTCTTTCTGGCATCTCTTGATTTCCAATTACTGTGGTATTTTGGTTATTAATAAACGGCGCAGCATTTAGCACTCGGTCTCTTAGATCCGCAGGCCCGTTTTGTGTTTCCATTCGTTGCCAACGAGTTCCTCTATAAGCAAATAATACAGGCGGGGTGTAGTCAGTTCGCAAAAAGAAATCTCCTTGTTTGGGATTTAACGGGAAACTTAATCCTTGATTTAATGGTTCACCATGATCATAAGTTGGATCAGCATTAGTTTGATATCGTTTAGTGGTATCTTGTATAATATTATTAGCATCGTCTAAAATGTTAGGAGCTAGTTTTTCGCCTTGTTTAATGATAGCATTGCTGATTTCGAGTTCCCGCTGATAAGTGCTCAACGCATCTTTTAATGTATCTACTCCGTTATCAGCTTTCTTACTAAGAATATCACGGTATTCCTGTGCGTCAGTCATTGGACTAGCCTTAATACGCCAGATATGAGGATACCAAGTTTGACTGAAACCTTCAGCTGCACGAGCAGCATCTTGTACTACATAAAATTTATTCACTGCAGGCTTGCTTTGATCTAATAATAAATCGTCTCTAACATGCGGCAACTCGATTACATCTCCAGCCATCAGCTTTCTGCCCATGCGTTCTACCATATCATTAATATGAAAACTAACAAATATGGTATCAGCACTTAGGAATAGACCGAACTGTGTCAAATCAAAGTCCTGATCGCCAACATTGTAAACGCCACGTAGTTCGTAGATATCGGGGTCATAGACCCTATCTCTATTTTCTAAGAATAACAAGTCTTGTATTTTTGTTTCATTTAGCACATCATCGGCAGCATAGTTAGGCTTAGTAGCGTCATTACTAGCACCCTGATCAGCTGGCTGCAGGTATTTGTGTATTAGTACAGCAGTACCGCCGACCATAAATTGTTCGCGAATGACTCGATCCATGAAGTGGAAATCGTTGGTCTTTTCATTTTTCCAAAGGCTTAATCTAGGCATAGTATACTATTTACCTGATGATTGGATATCACAAAATCGACAAAATCTTAAAAAAATAGGTTATTTTTCGAGTTTTCTAGAAGCTCTTCGCTATATAATGCTGTGACAACTTTTAACTAAAGGAAAACCATTATGAAAAAAACAATCTTAGCCGCATTACTTTTTGCAGCAGCTGGTGTAGCTAATGCTCAAGTAACATTGAGCGGCAAAGTCAGTGCTTGGGCAGACAATACCAAAGTTGATTCAACTCGTTCTACAAGCGTAGTAACTGAGCCAACAAGTAACTTCGGTCTTACCGCCAAGCAGCGTTTAGGTGACGGCTGGAGAACTACAGCAGTTATCGAAACTAGCTTAAATGGCAATACCTTTGGCGGCACAGAAACTCGTTTAGGTGATCGTCAAGCCACAGTTGGTCTAGCCAACAAGTGGGTCAGTGTTGACTTAGGTCGCAATGTTCATAGCCAATTCTTAGCAATTACTACTAACGATGTGTTTGGCACATTGTATGGTAGCGTTGCCGGTGATGTACATAATTTGCGCGGCCTACGATTTGGCGATGCTGTGTTTGCTAGCGTAACTCCTGTTAAGGGTCTTACCCTAACAGCAGAGCGTAGTCAAACTGACGCTGTTCGTGCCCAAAGCTATAGTGCTAGCGGATCTATTGGTCCAGTTAAAACTACAGCAGCCGTGTTCGAACAAGGTCGCGAAAAGAGCACGGTAGTTGGCCTAAACACAAAAGTTGCCGGCACTACTCTAACTTACATCCACAGTGATGACACTGGTGTTAGAAATAGCAAAGGTGACACTGTAGGTGCTAGTCATCGTTTCGGTCAAGTAACTGCTAAAGCCAGTTACGGTAAGACTGACACAGATGTTAAAGCCTATGCCCTTGGTGCTGATTATCATCTAAGCAAGCGTACCGAAGTTGGTCTAGCATTTAGAAATGTTGACCGCGCAGGTAAGACTGCTGATGTTGCCCAATTTGGTATTGGTCTAACACATCGTTTCTAATCAGCAGTACTGATTAGCAACAAACCCGCTTCGGCGGGTTTTTTATTGACACAAATTGGACAAGGTCATATAATACACTATGAACTTTGTAATTGAGACCCGTTCCAAAATGCGGCGTCAATTGTTTGAAAGTTTTGGACGCAAGTATGCCAAATTTTTGAATATTGACAAAAAAAACGCAACCGTGTACATTGCACTACGCAGAGATGTTGGCAGTGAACACCAGAGCGAAGGTCTAACTTTGGGATTTGATAAAGATATCTTTATATTTTTGCAAAGCTCAAAAAATGTCTGCGACATGCTAAGGACACTGGCACACGAAATGGTGCATGCTAAACAGTTGATCCGCGGTCAGCTCAAACATAAAGCCAATCGCGGAAAGGTTGACACTTATTGGTGCGGCCGTAAAAATAACAAAAAGTATTTAGAGCAGCCTTGGGAAGTGGAAGCCTTCTGCAAGGAGACATTGTTGTTTCGTCGAGCAGTTGACAGTTTGAATAAGGACTAATATGGTTACCAAAAAAATTGCTAAAGTGGAACCAAAGCAAGTCGCATGGCGATTTGCTGAATTGGTTAAGCCTATGATTTATCGAGATGCCGACAGTAAGTATCTCGGAGATGAACCTAAGTATCCTACAGCTGAAGTCCAATCCACTTGGACTGCTGAGCAGTATCGTACTGCCTTGGGCAAGGCTTTGAATTGGTACGGTTATACTCAGGACTCGAAAAAGAGCGCCGAGTGGCTTTATCAGTTTTTGGCTCGTAATCCCCGCCGTCAACAACTTGCTGATGCAGTAAAGCGTGGCGATGTATGGCCAGGTCCTACCGCAGGCTATGCTCTTCGAGCCGCTCGAGTTGGACTGCAACTGCGATATAGCACACTAAAGACCATTCTCAAGCAACTGTACAAGGCTCAACGAGCTCGTGTTAAGATTGAGTTAACGACGCCTTTTGTAGAAGAAGCACCCAAGGCTAAGGCCTTTAACATTCAAGAACGCCTAGCAGAAAAGACTGCTGAGTGTGCAGGTGAAATCGAAGGTCGCTTTGATGACTTTATTACAACAGGCGAATTCAAGACTGAGATCAAAGTCATTGACTTGTTGAGTCAGTTCAATGTGCAACCGGCACATATTAAGACTATTGTTAATCTAGCAGAACGCCGGGTAGCTCAATATGAAGAAGTTATTGAAGGTAAGGATCCACAACTGGCAGAAGCATATCGACATCTCGGTAAGCGTCAACTCACAGCCTGTGTAAAGTGGTGGCAACAGGTTCTTGCAGACTGCAATAGCTATGGCATTATCAAGAAAGCCAGCAAAGCTCCTCGCAAGAAGAAGGCTGTACCTCCGGAAAAGATTGTTAGCAAGCTAGTCTATATGAAAGAGTTTGCCGAATTCAAACTCAAGAGTGTGGAGCCTACACAGATTCTTACTGCACAAGAACTATGGGTTTACAATACAAAGACTCGCAAGCTAGGCATTTATATTGCGGACCAATATGCAGGTGCTCTGGGCGTTAAGGGCAAAGCTATCGTAGGTTTTGATGCCGCTAACAGCGTACAAAAGACGCTACGCAAGCCCAAGGATCAACTCAAGGAGTTTAGTGCTAACGGAAAGCCTGCAGCCAAGAAATGGTTTAAAGGTGTCAAAAGTGTGGAGACCAAACTTAACGGCCGAGTCAATGGTGAAATCATTTTACTGAAAGCCTATAAATAAAATTGATAACTTAAACCCTATCTCCCGATAAATATAATATCGGGAGATTTTTTATGGGCATAAAAGACGATGTTATTAAAGATATAGAGCTAAGGCTTGGCGGCGGCATGGTCGATGTCGAACTTGACTACGACCACTATAATCTTGCATTGAGTCAAGCACTTAGAAAATATCGTGCCCGTAGTAGTCGCGGCGTAGCTGAAAAATTTATTCCTATTGATATTAAACAGGAAAAGCAATTTTATCAGTTACCACAAAATGTTCAAGTAGTGCGTGAGGTTGTGCTGCGTCAGACAGGTACTGCAGGTACAAGCGGAACAGGTGTTGATTTTGAACCGTTCAACACTATGTACTTGAACAACATGCTATTGCAGAATGCTACAAATTTTGCTGGCCTAATGAACTATGAATTATATGCAGATCGCCGAGAATTGATAGCTCGTATGTTCGGCGGCTATGTAACATTTACATTTAATCAAAACGATAAAACAATAATGTTACATCGCAAGTTTAGAATGGATGACACTGTTTATGTATGGTGTTGGGTAGAGCGTGACGATGAAGATTTGTTAATGGATCCTTATGCCAGTACTTGGCTGCGAGATTATGCTTTTGCCAAAGCCAAATTTATATTAGGCGAAGCCCGCAGCAAGTTTGCTACTATTGCTGGACCACAAGGCGGTACAAGTCTAAACGGCGATAACTTAAAAAGTGAAGCGCAGGCAGAAATAGAAAAACTAGAAGAAGATCTTAAGAACTATGTTGATGGCGGCGGATATGGAGGATTCATAATTGGATGATTTTTCTAAGCTTCGCAAATTAGCCGGTATCGATGAAGCAAAATCTGACGGCGAACAAAGTCCAGTTAGCGGTGCCATTGGCACTGAAAAAGCAGAATACATGCGAGCACATAAGATTCGTCCTGGCAGTGACGAATGGTTTAAGCTATGGTTTAGTCGTCCGAGATTAACCGGCGAAAATCCTATGCCTAAAAAATAAAAAACTTGACAAACTGGTAGTACGAAATATATACTACTACGATGCTTAACATATATGTAGATATGGATGATGTAGTTGCCGACTTTACTGGCGTTGCTCGTAAGATAGTTGGCCCGTGGGATCCGGAACTAGAACGCATACCGGATAACCAGTGGAACATATTAAAACAGTATCCTCGTATCTACCGTAGTTTGCCAGTTCGACCCGGTGCTCAGGAACTAATTAGCTGGTTAACAAAGTACCGTCTACAGCATTCTACAATTGGCTTATATTTTTTAACGGCAGTGCCACGGGGAAATGATGTGCCGTGGGCCTTTGCTGATAAAGTATTTTGGGGTCATGAACACTTCCCAGAACTTCCTGTGTTTTTTGGACCTTATAGTAAAGATAAAGCACATCATTGTAAACCAGGCGACATATTGATCGATGATCGCACTAGCAATTGCGTTGCATGGAGAGCAGCTGGCGGCATAGCACATCAGTATGTAGATTGGCCTGAATGCCAACTTTGGCTCGAGGAAACACTTAAATGATTATCGGAATCTGCGGATTTATTGGCAGCGGCAAAGACACCATTGCCGACTATCTTGTTAATGTACATGAATTTAGACGCGAAAGCTTTGCTAGCACTCTTAAAGATGCAGTAGCCGCAGTATTTGGATGGGATCGTACATTACTAGAAGGACGAACTAAAGAGGCTCGGGCATGGCGGGAAGAAGTTGACACTTGGTGGGCTAACCGACTTAAAATTCCTCACTTAACTCCTCGTTGGGTATTACAGTATTGGGGTACAGATGTACTACGAAATCACTTTCATGATGACATTTGGATTGCCAGCGTAGAAAACAAACTACGCAAAACCCGCGACGACATTGTTATTAGTGACTGCCGATTCCCTAATGAAATTGCTGCCATTCGTAAGCAAGGCGGAAAAATTATTTGGGTACGCCGAGGAGATTTACCAAGCTGGTATTATTTTGCAGTATCGGCAAACCAGGGAGATTTTATATCCCAAGAACATATGGCCGAAGCAAAGATACATCCTAGTGAAACAGCATGGATAGGCACTGACTTCGATGCTGTGTTAGATAACAACGGATCTATCGATAATCTCTATAATCAAGTCAAAAAACTGGTGCATGAAAATTCTTCGAAAATGCTGATTTGACTAAATAAAGGCATTTTCTCCGAAAATTACTAAATAGTAATAACTCAACAAGGAGAGCATCAAATGCCTACACTAGTTTCACCTGGCGTATCAATTAGCGTAACTGACGAGAGCCAATACGGCTCTGCAGGTCAAGGTACTGTTCCGTTAATTATTCTCGCAACTCAAAGCAACAAAGTTAATGTTAGTGCTACCGGATATGCAACAGGCACAACGCCTGCTATGGCCGGCAAATTAAATTTACTAACAAGTCAACGCGAATTAGTTGAACAGTTCGGTCAGCCTCAGTTTAAGGTCATCGATGGAACTCCAATTCACGGTGCCGAGACCAACGAATATGGTCTATTAGCTGCTTACAGCTACTTAGGATTAGCTAACCGTGCGTATGTGCTTCGCGCAGATATCGACTTAGCTCAGCTAGAGCCTAGTGTTATGGAACCTGGCAGTGCTCCTGCCAATGGCACTTATTGGTTTGATTTAACCGCAAGTACATTTGGAATTTTCGAAGCCACTGCTACTGGTACATCAAGCTGGGTAGCAAAAACACCAACTGTTATTACAGATGTTGCTGATACTAATTTAGTTAGCGGTGTATATGTTCCTAACATATCTGCTACTAACGGAGATTACGCAGTAGTTGCATTGTCAACATTATCCAGCTATCAGGTTTGGAAATATGTTAGCGGTTCTTGGGTAATCTGCACAAATGCAGGCCTAAGTAAAACTGTTTTTGCAAGTGCTCATTATTCTATTCCAACTGCTACTGCAGCCGGTGATGTGTGGATTAAGACAACAAATCCAAACAATGGCTTAAAGATCGTTGTTAAGAAATATGTAGCTGCAAATTTACCAGTTAAGAGTCCATGGGAAATACAAAATGTTCCCGCTTACAGCAGTGACTCTGCTGCCAATACTGGATTCGGTTCAGCATTGGCAGTAGGCAAAGTATATGCAAAAATAGCTGCAGGAAATGCCAACTTTACTTTATTAAAATATGATGGATCTTCATGGGTTGCTTTAGACGAAGTTCCTAGCACTGATGCTCCTATGTCAGCACCTGTAGACGGCACATTATGGTACAATACTGCTTTATCTGCAGACTTGTATAAAAAATCAGGAACTAAATGGGTACCTGTATCGGGAGATGTAACAATTGACAGTACAGCTCCTTCTAGTCCAGCAGCCGGTGATGTTTGGATCGACAGTTCCGATATCGAAAACTATCCAGCAATTCACGAGTACGATGGTACTGCATGGATTCAAAGAGACACAGCTGATCAAACAACTCCAAACGGTGTTGTCTTTGCAGATTTAACTGATACTGCAGGCGACACATCTGACGGTGGCGGCGCAACTGTTCTAACAGATGGCCCTGATCCTGCATTACATCCAGTAGGAATGATGTGCTGGAACGCCGTTGTATCCACAGGAAACGTTAAAAAGTATAATGCTACTACTGGCATTTGGGATACTTTCAGTGGTAATCAAGAAGACGGCCGTCCTTACATGTTGCGTAAGGCACAGAGACGATCAGTAGTAAAAGCTTTACAGGCTGCTGTCAACGAAAACACACAGATTCGTGAAGAAATAAACTATTTCACATTGATTGCTTGCCCAAGCTATCCTGAGTTATTGGACGAAATGTTAGCATTGAATGTTGACAGAAAACAAACTGGCTTTGTTATCGTCGATACACCATTTAGACTTGCACCTAAGAGTCAAGATTTATTAGATTGGATGTCAGGAAACAATGCCACTGTCAACGGCGAAGATGGAATTATTACTTCAAGTAGTATGGCTGCTGCCTACTATCCAAGCCTTATGACCAGCGACTTAGACGGCAACGATGTAGTTGTTCCTGCAAGTCATGCTGTTCTAAGAACATTTGCGTATAATGACCAAGTAAGCTATCCTTGGTTTGCACCAGCTGGTTTAACTCGTGGTGTAATTACAAATGCTACTGGTGTTGGTTATGTTAGCAGCGAAGGTGAATTTATACCAGTCGCTTTAACTAACGGTCAACGCGATGTACTTTACGGAGATGGAAGTCGAGTTGGTATTAACCCGTTAACTCGTTTCCCTGGCCAAGGCTTATATGTATTTGGTCAAAGAACTCTACAGAGTTTTGCTAGTGCATTAGACAGAGTAAATGTAGCTCGTTTATTGGCTTACTTGCGTGAGCGTTTTGATCCGCTAGCTCGTCCATTCATATTCGAGCCAAACGATCAAATTACTCGCGCCAATGTAAAACAAGTGTTTGATGGCTTCCTAAGCGAATTGATGTCTAAGCGTGCCATATATGACTTCTTAGTTGTTTGCGACGAAACAAACAACAAACCTGCTAATATTGATAGAAACGAATTGAATATTGATGTGGCCATTGAACCGACCAAATCAGCTGAGTTTATCTACATTCCAATCCGTGTGGTCAATACCGGCGACCTATCAGTTTGATAAATAACATAGCCGAAGGAGATTAAGACATGGCAGATTTAACACAATTTGGAGTTCCGACAACAGGCACCAACTCAATGGTCATGCCTAAACTCCAATATCGATTTAGAGTTTACGCATATAATTTCGGAAGAGACAACGGCAATACTTTGGCACTGACTCAGAATGTTATTAGTGTAACTAGACCCAGCGTAACGCATGATGAAATTACCATCGATGCGTACAACAGCAGAGCATACCTTGCTGCTAAACATACTTGGGAGCCTATTACTCTTACATTAAGAGACGACATTAACGGCACAGTAACAAAGCATGTTGCAAGCCAATTACAAAAGCAATTAAATCATGGCTTACAAAGTGCGCCAGTTGCTGGCCGCGATTATAAATTTGGTTTAGTTATCGAGCAGCTTGATGGTAGCCAACCTGGGCAAGTATTAGAATCATGGAGTCTTAATGGCTGCTTTATTCAAAATGCAAACTACGGCGAAAATAACTATGCTACTAGCGATGTAATGACAATTACATTACAGATCCGCTACGACGGCGCCGACATACACGGTGATGCAGTGAATTCAGCAACAACTTCGGGCGGCCTAACTAGTGGTGTGATGCCAATCGGAGCTGGCAACAGCGTTCTATAAGGATAAATCATGGCGGCATTAACTGACGCTATGAAATGGTATAACTTGGGCGGACTTAAAGCAGTCCGCACCAAGTATCATTTTAAAGTTGAATTTTATAGTAGCCAATATGTGGCTACTTTGCAGTCTCCTGCTAGGTTAATTTTTGACACTGTCAGAACAGTTGAGCTTCCCAAGTACAGTGTAGAAACAGAAGTAGCTAATGCGTGGAATGTACGCCAACCTATTCCGACTAGAATTAACTTTGAACCTATAACAATAGCGTTTAACGATACATTAGATAATCGATTTCAAAAGTTTCTAGTAAGTTACATGAATATTATAAGCGGTAATTTTCAACCAGCAACAAAAAGTTTAAGAACTGAATTTGATAGTTTTGGTATTAAAAGTTTAGAATCTGGTAAAGATTGTCCTATTGACAAAATAGTTATTACTAGATTCTACGGCGCCGACCAAGATAGACAAGAGTTACAAAACAAAAGTGTTGTTACACTTTGGCGCCCAAAAATTATTGATGTTCAGCATGATACATTAGATTATAGTGCTAGTGATGCTGTAACTTGGCAAGTAAGTTTTAGATACGAAAGCGTTACATATTCTAATGATGGCGAAGCATTGCCAGGCCTGGTTGTTAGAAATGATAGAGATATGGCTGCAGGTGCAGCGCAAGCAGCCGTATTAAATGTTGGTCAGCCTGCAGGTGGTGGGGTTTAATGGCTATTGAAACCAACAAGTATGACCTTATATACGGACGATTATTAAATCTAAATATCGCCGTAGATCAGGCCAGAGAATTAGCTAAGTCATTATACGATATATCAGAAGAGCTAAACTTGTCAGTTGATCAAGTGATGAGATATGTGTCATCTGATGGAATTCAATTTGACAGTGCAGTATAT